TTATCCATACAATTACAAGATGAACCTATACCAAATATAATAAATAAACAATCATCTAAACATCATATTAATGAAAAAAATCATATAAATAACAATACTATTTCTTCAAAAGGTAACAAAATTATTATTTCTAATTATCGATGCGGATATTGTTCATGTTCCATTGAAAATCCAAAATATATGTATGCTGATTTTCCTTATTGTACAATTGATTGTCGGAATAGACAAGTACAAATTGACGATATGAGAATGAATGTAAAAAATAATGATGATTTTATATTCTAAATAAATGGTATATATCTCATTATGGCATTATCGTACATTGTCACTTGAAATGTGGCGTCAATACCGTCTACGTATACAGTATCTCCATTATTTATCTCTTCGCATCCGTATTCATTTGTACAACTTTTTGATTTAAATGATACAGGCAATTTAATTGAATTGTTATTGTCACTCATAGTATAATATTGCCATTTGTCCCGACCTACATATAGTGGTCTTCCCATTAAGGCTAAAACCATCTCTGGTCCGTTCATTCTTTTTAAAATACCAACTTGTCTATAACTAGTGTCAACTGCTCTAGTATTGATATTTATTGGGATACCTCCTCTAATATCTTGTGATTGGATAATCCGTTCATCTTTAAGTGGGGGTGTATATGGATTCATTAATACATCATTTTCAACATTAGAAAATGAGAAACTAGGTCTAGCAAAGAGTCCACGATTTGTATTATTTGTATTATTATTTTCTTTTGGAAGTTGAATATTAATACTAGTTTGATGGTTATAAATAATATACATAAATATGATTATAGCTATAATAAAAAATGTGAATGTAAAATTTTCAAAACAGATTACACCTGGTGGACATTTACCCATTATATATATTATTGCTTTAAAATAATATATATTATTCTATTGTTTATTATTGTGTATCGTATTATCTATTCCTCTTGTTTTCCTGTTAGTTTTCCAAGCATACCTGTAATTCCTTCTAAACTACTCATATCGAGGTTCTTCATGAATGAATCAGCTGTTTTTAAAAAGGGTTGCATACCTTGAATATTATCCATTAATTCTTTTTGTTGGTTTAATAGAGTCTGGGTTTGTCCGGTTAAACCTTCAATACCTCCTTCACCTACAGTATTTTGTAGATTTTTATATGCTTCTTCCAGTGTTCCGGCGTAATCAACTCTATTTTTTCTGTTGCTGGATATAGTAGATACAACTTCTGGTTTATCGTCTTGAGATTCTAATGTTTTTTTCGCATTGGCCCTAATTTTAGTTCTGGCTTTAATAGCATCTATGTCATTTACTTTTTCTTTACGAGCCATTTTCTTCTCTGAACGTCTTGTTGACATTCCTTCTATTTTAGTTCTTGTCGAAGAAAATACAGAGGTAGTTATTATAGCGGTCGTTAGTACAACTATCATATTTTTACTAAAGTATGTAGTTAAGAATCCGATTATGAGGAAAAACGCAACAGCCTCAACATTTTTTACGAGTAAATATCCAAGTAAGTTTAATATAGCTAATACGAATACGGTATATAATACTTTTTTGTCTTTTAACATATTATCCATTTTTGGAAGTTTTAATTGAAACGATTTTGCCATCTTATATAGTATTAATAGAAAAAATTGAATATTTATAATAATGTATAAAATAAATAAACAATACTATAGATATGTTATATCATACTATGAATAACTCTAAATTTAAATTAGCCGTAGTGGAACTATATTCTCCGTATAGACATGGATTTCATAAAGGTGATAATACTTGTGTCTACGGTCATCATATTATAAACTATTCAGTTGATAATAAGGAGTTTTATAATGAATTAGATGATATTAAATATGATTTAAAATGTACAAATGAAATGGCGTTAGAATTTTTAGAAAATGTGAAATATGATACGCGCAGAAATGTAGTAAATCATCCTACTATCAGGAATTATGAAAATATTATGAAAAATCCTAAACAATATGAACTACATATTATTGAACCCATTGATGTGTCGACTGGGGATAGAGATGTCGATGTATATTCAGCAGCTATTATAAAAACACACTGGTTGCGTATTATTCAACGAAGATGGAGAAATATTAGAAGAGACCGTGTTAATAATATGAAAAATGTTGCGAATATTAGACATCGAGAGATTAATGGAAACTATCCGAATAATTGTAATATTAAATTCACACTAGGAATTTAATATTAGTTGTATAACCAGCTCAATAATCAATTAAATATGTAATTATTTTTTATTGGAACCCTTCTTTCTAGATTTCTTAGTTCTCTTTCTGCGTCCTTTTCCTCTCTTTCTAGATTTTCCGTATGTGTAACCACCTGATTGTTCAGATGCCGTGGCAGCTGGTTGTTGTGCGGCTGGTATGTATTCTGAAGCACCTGGATTTAATTTACCTTCACCCGCACTAGCAGAAGATGCGTATAATGCAGAAATATCATTCTCTAATCCATTTACTGCTGTTTCTAATTTATCCATCTTTATCATAGATGATATACTATTTTTAATGTTTGCTAGAGATTGTTCTTGTTTAGTATTAGAATCATTAATTACTTGTTTCATCTCTGTTGAAATAACAGCACCTTTACTTTTAATGTTATCTATTTGGTCTCTAATTTTAGAAACTTGAGTTTGCATACCGGTAATGATTTTATTTAAGTTACCTCTCTTCTCCTCTAAAGCAGCATTTTGAGAAACAATAAATTTACTCAAATCTTCTAAATTAGCCATTTTATTCAAAGTAGACTTATAATCTGTCGCAGTATCCATTATAATATATATATATATTATCCTCCACGAATTATATCTGCTAAAGAATTTCTAATTTTACGCATATTATCAAGAACCTTATTAATTCGTTTATTTAATTCATTTGGACTATTGAGTACATTTTTTGTGTCAAGTGTTGATACGTATTGCTCTGATTCGGTTATATGTATTATTATATTTAATAATTCTTTTTCTTGGTCATTTATTTTTTTATTAATTAAACGTAATTTCTCTCTACTTCGATCACTTATAACTTCCAAGTCACTTATTGAATCCTTTTTTTGTTGTAGTAATTCGTTTATTTGTGTTAGTGTAATATCACTCATACTTATCTATAATATTATCAGAAATAATATATTAATGTTCGGACTCAATCAAATTATCCATTTCATTTTTCAATATATTGATTTCTTTAAGAATATTTTTTTGTTCGTCATTTGACTCTTTGAGTTTTTCATCCGCTAATTTTAAATCAGTTGTTATTTTTCCGATATATGAATGTAATTTTTCTAAGAACATTATTTTTTTCTTTTTTTCACTAATGATATGGTTGTTGTAAATGCTATAATCTTCTAAAACATCTTCCAATAATGCGTTATTTTTTTTATTCTGTATTAATTGTTTCCTTTTCTTACATAATATTCGTTTCCTATTTTCAATTTCAGCCCTCATCTGATAAATTTTCATATCTCTCAATGCTATTTCCATATTATTATATATAATCTATAAATTTTATATTATAAATCTAGTTTATTATAATAATTTATTTTATTATAATAATATCTCATTAAAAATATAATTAATAATAACTACATAAATGCTAATAATATATATTTGATTATTTATTATAGTTGTAAATTATAAATATAACATATATAAAAAATCTACACATATAATATTTAGGATGTCAAAAACACTTAACGAGCCATTACTCCAAGAAGACGATGGTAGATATGTAATGTTTCCATTACAAGACCAAGACATATGGCAAATGTATAAAAAACAAGTTGAATGTTTTTGGCGTGCCGAAGAAATAGATTTATCAAAAGACACATTGCATTGGGAAGGCTTAACTAATAAGGAACGATATTTTATATCTATGATTTTGGCATTCTTTGCTGCTTCGGACGGAATTGTCCTGGAAAATTTGGCGGCGCGTTTTATGGGTGAAGTTCAATTGTCAGAAGCACGTGCATTTTATGGTTTTCAAATAGCAATGGAAAATATTCACTCAGAGACATACAGTCTACTTATTGATACATATATAAAAGATCGTGAAGAAAAGGCTACTTTATTTAATGCCATTGACAATTTTCCATGTATTAAGAAAAAGGCGGATTGGGCAATTAAATGGATAAATGATAAGCGCAGTTCATTTGCTACACGACTTATAGCATTTGCCTGTATCGAAGGAATTTTCTTCTCTGGTGCATTTTGTTCCATTTTCTGGCTCAAGAAACGAGGTTTAATGCCTGGATTAACATTTTCTAATGAACTTATATCTAGAGATGAGGCGCTTCATACAGAATTTGCTGTGTTAATGTATAGTAAATTAGTGAAAAAATTAAATAAATCAAAAGTAGTGGAAATAATTAAGGATGCTGTTCAAATCGAAAAGGAATTTATATGTGATGCGCTTCCATGCCGTCTTATTGGAATGAATAGCGACCTAATGAACCAATATATTGAATTTGTTGCAGATAGACTTATTGTTCAATTAGGACACGATAAAATTTACAAAACAAAAAATCCATTTGATTTTATGGAAATGATTAGCATTGAGGGGAAGACAAATTTCTTTGAAAAAAGAGTAGCTGAGTATGCGCTAGCAGACAAAACAAAAAAAGACGATGTATTCGACTTTGACGCAGATTTCTAAAGGGTTTATTAAATAATTATTTACATCATAATTATACTGGGGTTATCTTTTCATTGTGGCTTCAGGATGAGTCTTTCGAGGAAAACTACATTCTTTAAATAGTTAAGTTTTTAACTATTTAAAAATAATACAGAATAAATACTATTATATGTGTGGAATTTCGGCAATTATATGTAAAAATACTGTTATAAACAATAGCATTCCATTATTAATAAATAGTTTAGAAAATTTACAAAATAGGGGTTATGATTCATTCGGTATATCAGTGTTCGAAAAAAACAATGAGAGTTTTTATATACATAAAAAGGCATGTATAATTCAAGACATTGATCATTTCCAAGAGTTTACGGATGAAATACATGAATTAGATACAAACATATCTATTGGTCACACACGATGGGCTACACATGGCGTTATTTCACAAGAAAACGCTCACCCACATTTATCAAATTCTGGAAAAATATGTTTAGTTCATAATGGTATTATAGAAAATTATAAAATATTAAAAAAAGAGCTCATTGATATAGGATTTACTTTTAATTCAGATACAGATAGCGAAATTATTGTAAATCTAATTGATTATTATTATATTAACAAAAAAATGTCAATAGAAGATTCTATTTATAAAGCAATACATAGATTGGAAGGTACATATGGGCTAGCCATTCAATGTCTTGATAATCGTTCGTCTATATATGTCATTCGGAATGGTTCACCTATTTTAATAGGCGAAAATGAAAACTATATCATGGCTACATCCGAGAAATCTGGCTTTTTAAATCAAATGAATAATTATTATGTGATTGATAATAACGATTTAGTTGTTTTATCTACGGATAAAGGTATTGTTAGTAAAATTAAATATAATTCTATTAAAAATCAAAACGTGGGTTATGAATTGTCACCATCGCCATATGAACATTGGACTATTAAAGAAATTATGGAACAACCTGTATCATTACTGAATGCATTAAATAACGGTGCTCGCATTGTAAATAATAATATAAAACTAGGAGGGTTAGATTATATTAAACCACATATAAATGAAATATCAAATATTATTTTTTTGGGTTGTGGTACAAGTCTTAATGCGTGTCAAATTGGACGAATCTATTTAAAATTAGTAAAGGTGGTAAATAACATTCAATGTTTTGATGCTGCTGAATTTGAATTGACAGATATTCCTTTAAATGGGAAAACATTATTAATTATGTGTAGTCAGTCTGGGGAAACGAAGGACTTACATAGAATTATTCATATGATAAAGGACGTGACATCTATTATGACATTGGGAGTAATTAACGTAGTGGATTCACTTATTGCACGCGATGTAGATTGTGGTATTTATATGAACGCTGGACGCGAGGTGGCAGTAGCATCCACCAAATCTTTTACAAGTAGTCTATTGATATTCAAATTATTCTCATTATGGTATTTACAAAATAAGAAGAATATTGTATTACGGGACAACTGCATACAAAATATAAGAAATATTAATAACCAGGTAGATTATATAAATAGTAATATTAGTGGTTTTATAAACGATAAAAATATATCATTCCTAGATAATGATAATGTCTTTATATTAGGTAAGAGTAAGATGGAACATATTTCAAAGGAAATGGCATTAAAAATGAAGGAAATCTGTTATATTCACGCCGAAGGCTATTCTGGAAGTGCTCTTAAACATGGACCATTT